GCTCTTTTAATTCAGAGAAGTAATTATCAGCGATGAAATCATACTGTATATGCTCCTTCATCTCATCCCATTCTTCAAGAGTAAAGATACCCTTTAAAACGACTTGAGTTCTTAGGAGGTCATTGAATAAATCAGAGAATCTTTTGCGCAATCTGACTACAAATTTCTGGAATTTTACTTCGTCTCTTGTAATCTCAGCACTTCTTCCAACATTAAATGCGGAATCAGATTCTAAGCGTGACTCGGGTACGTTGAGTGAGCGGTAGAGTTTCTTTTGGAAGTACTTGACATCCTCAAGTTCTCCAAGATTTTGTCCACCTGGGAGAGTAGAGATTTCCGTGCCTCTTCCCCCTTCTCTTCTGGGTAACCAGAAGTCTTCGAGCATTGACATGAATTTCTTGTCATCTCTTATTTCTCCTGTGTCAGCGTTGTATACTAATTTATTTCTATAGCGAGCCATAACCTCACGGAGGTATTGCTCTGCCTTTTGTTTAGGTAAATTACCTACATCAATGTAGAAAATCCTACGCTCGGGAGCGCGGGACAATCTATATATGACCAAACTATCCTCAATCATACGTAATTGATTAAGTGCTTTGATAGCTTTGTGTAGATGTGACAACACATAGTTGCGTTGCATATCCATTTGTCCTGAGTGACAGAAACAAATAGCATCTGTGGCAATTTTTATACCTTGATTTTCATATCCACGTAAACCCTTTGGACTGTATATAAAATACTCAACTGCCTTAGGTATAAGCGCATTTACCTGTGGGTCTACAGGTGATATACGGTCTTTTGGTTTATCGTATTCGATTACTTTTTTAATCTTACGAGGGTCAATATACCTTAACTCAGTAATTCCTTTCTTAGGGTCTTCTGGGTCTATCATCTTATGATAAAAAAGACGACCATCGATATACCATCTACGGAAAATATCGTATGCTCGTCTGTCAAAATCTAGTAAAGATAATATATTTTCAAACTCCTCACGAAGTCTATTCTTTACGCTTTGTGAAACTGGTAGGTTAGATAATTCAATATCTACAGGGTGGTCATCTAAATCGCCCGCGATTGCTTCGTTGGTGATATCACTGATAGCAGCATCCGCTTCTGGATGAAGAGACATTTCACGGTATCTACCAATGAGGTCTACTTCATTTGACTTATTTGCGGAGTCACCTAGGTCAACGTACTGCCCAAAATAACCACCCGCTACTATGGGTTGCGCTGCATCATCACTATCTTTATGCACAAAAGAAGGACCCTTCTGGGATTCCTTCTTTTTGCGCTCAAGTGAATAACCAAATAATTGCGTCATTCCTTTTTTCCGCTACTATTATATGTTTATTTATTATACCACAGATTAGGTATAAAATCTACTACCCTTGTGGTTTAGCGTTTCCTGCGTTTTCTTTACTTACAACTTCCCAGTATTGTACTTGGAATTCAACTGTATACTCCTCAGGAGTATCGTTGCTATCCCATGCTAAATCAATAGCAGAGATGTTGGAAGGCCAGATAGAAGCAAACTTATAAGACCTAGTTATGTTACCTTGACGGTCATACTGTCTTACAAATGCATCCTTTTGATAGTCTTGTATGTCATCAAAATGCTGTAAGTTTTCCTGCATGTCTTGTATTCTACTTGACCATGCTTCAAACTTAGACCTTAATGCAAAACCTTCATCGTTTAGGACTGTAACTGTCCATGGCTCGAATGTGCGGTCTCCTGCAATCTTTAATACCCTACCTCTGTAAGGTACGTCAACAACACCGACTGTAGAAGCAGGAAGATTTGCTGCTTTAACTAGCATGGTTGACATCTGTGCATTACCACCACCAGGGGTGTCTCCACCTACTGTTGACTTTGAGCTGTTTTCTGCGACAGTTGAGTTAATTCCGCTATCTGCTCCTGATTTAATTGTGCCTCCCTCAGGGAAAAACAATTCAACTTGAAACAGATTAGGGCGTGCTAAATCCCTAATCGAGTCACGGAATTGGAGTATTGGTACTTGTACTTCTGACATTAGATTGTCTCCTTGTTGTTAATTGATTGGGATTAGCTTACTATTTCAGAGAAACTAGCACCAGTCCTAGTTGCAGTGAATGTTAGTGTAATAAAGTTAATCGACCTTGCTGGCTTCACGAATATCTCCGCGAAGAATTCCCCTCTATCTATAGCGTCAGCTGGGTTGTTTGTAGCATCGCAGACTACTAAGAAGTCTACAATACCTCTCCTTGACTGGACGGAGCGGAGGAATGGCTCAACTATGTTTTTGAATTGTGCACGAGTAAACTCATCATTCAATTCAAATAGTTGATTCTTAGCAGCGACTGAGATTGACTCTTCCAAGACAAGGAATAAACGTCTAACGTTGATTCTGTCAAATGCGGAGGAGTATCCAAGTGCAGTCTTATCTCCGAAGAGGATAATTCCTTCACCTGGGAATGCTACTATTGGGTTAACTCTTGCAGCATATAATCTATCTCTGTGGTCTTTTAGAGGTGAGTATGCAAGTTTAATTGCATTCAAGATTGTGCCTCTATTGAATCCTGCAGGAGAGAACCATGCTTCTGAGTTAAGAGTTGTGCTTAACACAAGTCCTGCCATGTCACCGTTACATGGAATGTAACGATAAACATCATTATACTTATCGTAAATGTATTTGTAGTTGTTATCAAATACTGCATAACTTGTAGATGCTAATGCATCAAAGTAGTCAATAGTCTTAGTTACGATATCGTTTGTGCTTGGTTGTCCAATAACATCACCTCTGTGTGGAGAGATGAATGCCATACAATCTTTTCTTGAGTTAGCAATAGAGATTATATGTTGTGCCTTAGCAATACTGTCACCTACAGTTGTCATTGAAGGACCCATTAGGATGTAATCAATGTCAATGGTTTCAGCATCATCAAACAAGTTAAACGCTGCAAGTGTTTCTGGACGTGCTACAGAGTAACCGTCGACTCCACCTTGTAATGCGTATCTAATTGTTGCTTGATTTTTTGTGCCTACTAATGGTTTAGCAGATGGGTTAGTGCCTGTTGGGTCATCTAAATCATTGATTGAAGAAGAAGACTTGATAAGGTCAAACTCTCTATTGATACCTGATAGACCAAATCCACCAGATGCGTTAACGTCTTTATCGTAGACCTCACCTGTTTCGTGACTACCCCAGAGGATGTATCTTGACTGTGACTTGATTACATCTTTATAGTAGATGTTATCTCCTTGAGGTGACTTAGCATCAGATGCTTTAGAAACGTTAAGGAATTTCTCAACAACTGAGCCAGGTGTGCCTGTTAATCCTCCGTCTCCATCAATAACTATGATGTGCATTAAGTCATTGTGTCCGCCTCTTTCTTCTACCCATGCAGAAGTTGTAGGTCTAGCAGCAAGGTTTGTCCATCTTGCATTAAGTCCATATGAGCGTGTTGTGTAGTCTGACTCTACGTTAGCGATAGCGATTGTCGCAGCGTTTTTGTCTATAACACTCTGGTTTGCTTGGAAGTTAGGTGATAGTGGGTTAAGTGAAACACGTAACTGACGTGAAACTCCTGATACAACACCACTGTCTCCTGTAGCAGAGCCAGGTGTGTTAGAGTTGTTTGCCAATTCAGTGATTGTATCTCCTATCTCGATGATGTCAGATGCAGTGTCGTCGATAGTTAATTCTAACTTACGAGCCTCAGCATCCCATGCAACAACGCGACCAGTAACACCACCAGATACAGCAGTGATAAAGTTATCTTTCTCAAATGACCCTACAAGTGTTGCACCCGCATCGAAGGTAACAATCACAGTGTAAGAGTAAACCTTACCGTAGATGTTTGCGTTAGAGAATGATACTTCCGCGTTATTTGTGAATTCCCATTCAGTAGATGTTGGGTCTGCTAGGTAAAGAATTTGGTCAGCACCCGCGTCTGTCATTACGACACGTAGTGAGTTAGCAAATTTTCCTGCAGTCCTTCCTGCCCACTTCCAGTTGTTAGCAGCAGTTTCAACGTTTGCCTCATAGTCAGTCATTGACTTGATGATT